CGACTCGGCCGTCGTGAGCGTCTCCGTAAACGTCCATTGGGGCGTTGTAGAAACCGTCAAGATGGCGATGGCGGGCGATGATGACCCCGACCAGGACCGCCTTGCCCATGCCCCCATTAAGGTGGATGGTGATTTCAGGGCCGTAGGCGGGGTGGTCCGTGTGGGTCACATCTTTAACGCTGGCAATCACTCCAGCGTTGGTGAGGTGTTCGGCGAGGGCGGCGAGGTGGTCGCTGTTGATTTTGTATTTAGTGTCCATGATGAACGCTCCTAGTAAGTAGTGGACCGGCGCCCATCGCCGGCCACGGGGGCCACTATAGGGACTCGAAGCGATGTTGTCTAGGGGGCTAAATAGATTGGGGTTCGGAAGGGCAGAACGGCGGCGGTGGTGGTCCTGGTCGGCGTCGGTTGCGACGCTCGAGGACCACGGCAACGGCCACGGCGGCGACGATTGGCACGGCGCCCAGCTCCACAATCACAACCGAACGAGGTAGGTCGGCGAGGTAGGTCGGTTGGTGTCGACGGTGACACGGTGGGCGCCGGCCGAGTCTCGTCCCGATGTCCGCTGGCGGTCCCACTGCTGCAGGTATTGGCACCCACACTGCCAAAATCGGGGAGGCTCGACCCCTTCGGTTCGTTACCATCGTTCTATGCCGCACCCCTACCCCACACCAGCCCCCCATGACAGGGGGGGATGCACCCCCGCCCCCCCGTGTGTATATATATTTAATGGACCGTGGCCGATGCGTGATGGATACGGAGTCGGCTGTCCTTGACGGGGTCGTGCGAGCGGCTGTTGAGGACCCCAATTGTTTTTGGGGTCGCCATAGTCAGTCGAGCTGGTGGCTGCTGTCTGCTCGCTCGTTCGGAAACCCTTCCCAGGGGTTTCCTCTCTCGCTATCTCTATAGAAGACGTTTGAACTGTCCCACCAATTTTCCTTGAAATTGGTGGTGCTGTGACATCTTTCACACTTGTGATAGAGGAGATGCCTTACACCACAAGCTGTGACTGTTGTCACACCATGTGGTTGTGGAGACGGCAGCCAATTTTTCGGGACAGTTTTTGCTAGTGGGTATGGAACAGCGCTGGAAAGGCTCGAACGGTGGCGGCAAAGGTTGGGACTGGGATAACCAGACCAATTCTTGGGCGATGCCGAAGATTCAATCTGACTTCTTGGACTGGCTGTTGTCGGACCCGAAGGAGCCTGCGACCAGGACGCTGTGGGCCGAGCAGAACGGTGTCCATGTCGACTCGACCAAGCGGTGGAAGCGTGACAAGCGTTTCGCCGAGGAGTGGGAGCGTCGAGCTAGGGAGAAGAACATCAGCGTTGACCGAGTCCAGTCGGTGGTGGACTCGCTGCATAACGCCGCTGTTAACGGCGACGTTAAGGCGGCGTCGCTGTACCTGCAGTACATCGACCGTTTCACTCCGAAGCGGATCATCAGGACCGAGGACGCCGACACCAAAGCGTTGTCGGATGAAGACCTGCTGAACGAGTTGCGGGCAATGACCGAGGAGATGAGCTGATGGCAACTCGAGGCAAGGCTTCGTCTGATGCGAAGCAGGACGCCAAGGTCACTCGAGGTATGACCGCTGCCCAGAAGGCGGCGTGGAAGAAAGCCGACGACAAGAAGGACCGCAAGATGAAGTCTCGGTCCGAGGACACTAGGGCCGACAAGAAGTTGGCGGCTCGAACTAGAAGGACGGTCAAATAGCTATGAACACAACCCCAGGATCTGTGCTTTCTGCGATGCTGACTCAGCGTGCAGCGGGTGCTGTTTCTCAGCGCCCTGGTGGGCAGACCGATAATCACCAGTTGGCGCTTTCGTTGCTGGACTTTTTGCGGGCGGCAGGCCAGCATCAGGGCGCTGGCGTGATGACCGATGGTCATTCGTTGGGCGATTACGGGCCGCTTGCTAACATTGGTTTTGCTAACACTGGTGGCCCGCACACTGATCAGGCTCGAGCTTTTGCTCGGTTGATGCAGATGCTGGGGGACCCGCAGCCGCCGCAGCAGCCTCGTAACCCGCAGGTGTTCAACGACTTTGCTTACGCCCCGCATCAAATGCGGCCTGAAGCGGACACGTTCAATGATTTTGCGTACGCCAACCCGAGCCGCAGAAACAACCAGCAAGTGTTCGACTCCATGTACCGAACGAACGCTCAGGGCATGGTCCCCCAGAGTTTCACTGGTTGAGGCCGATGACTGATGGCTGACCGCAGCAGATTGGTTGAGCTGAAGCGGGAGCTGGAGTGGCGTCGTTGTGCCAAGGACGAAGCGTATTTCCTTGAGCATTACTGGTTTATTCAGAACCCCCGTGATGGGCGGGTGTTGTTTACGTTGCGTGACGCTCAACGGGAAGCTCTGCAAGAGTGGCGCTCCAGCCGCTACAGCTTGACCCTGAAGGCCCGTCAGATCGGGTGGACGACGTTGGTGTCGGCCCACCAGTTTTGGTTGGCGTGGTTTACGGCGGATCAGAACATCATCGACATTTCCCGTACTGAGCGGGAAGCGGTGTTGCTGTTGAAGAAGACGAAGTACGGGTTCCGCAATCTCCCCAAGTGGATGTTGGATCGTGGCCCGCAGTCGACGGTGGAGCATCAGCAGAAGATGGTGTTTGATAACGGCTCGAGCATTACGTCGATGCCGTCAGCTTCGGATCCTGCCCGTGGTGAGTCGGCGACGCTGATTGTGGTCGATGAGTGGGCGTTCCTTCCGAACCCTGAGGAAGCGTGGGCTTCCATTGAGCCCGTGGCCGATGTGGGTGGTCGCATCATCGGGCTGAGTACGGCCAACGGGAGCGGCAACTTCTTTCATCGTTTGTGGGTTGGAGCGGAGACTCGTACCAACCAGTTCTCCCCGATGTTTTACCCGTGGTCGGCGAACGTGGAACGTGACCAGGATTGGTACGACACGAAGCGCCGTTCAATGACGGGCTGGCAGCTGGCTCAGGAGTATCCCAGCAATCCTGAAGAGGCATTCATCAAGTCGGGCCGCACCGTGTTTGATGTGGACGATCTGGTTCGCAAGATCATCCCCGTGGAGCCTGAGTTGGGGACGCTGGTGGATCGAACCAGCTTGCGGGATTTGGAGTGGATGCCGGCACAGGACGCCAGTGGCATGGACCCCCTTAGCGTGTGGCAACGCCCCCTGCCACACAAGGCGTATGTGATCGGGGCCGATGTCGCCGAGGGTTTGGATTGGGGTGACTATTCGTGCGCCCATGTGATCGAGGTTGATTCGGGCTTGGTGGTTGCCGAATGGCACGGTCACACACCCGCCGACTTGTTCGGGTTGGAGCTGTACAAGCTGGGGATCTGGTACAACACGGCTTTGATTGGGGTGGAGTCAAACAACCACGGTTTGACGACGATCACCAGTTTGCGGCGTGCTGGCTACAAGCGGATCTTTCGGCGCCGCCGTGTGAACTCCACTCAGGGGAACACCCCGACAACCGAGTACGGGTGGCATACGAACAAGTCCACCAAGCCGCTGATGATCGATGAGCTTGGCATGGCGATTCGTGAGCAGTCCATTGAGATCTTTTCGGCTGGGGTGTTGGGCGAGCTGCGGACATTTGTGCGTGATGAGCGTGGTGCAATGAGTGGCTCGCCGCATGACGACCGTGTGATGTCGCTGGCGATTGCCAACCAGATGATCAATTTTGCGTGGGCGCCCGAGTACAAGATGAAGCACGAAACATATTGGACGTTGGATTGGATCGCTGGCCTGAAGGGACCTGAGGAACCTAGGGGCGATGGTTGGCTGATTGGCGCCCACAGCGGTCGTTCCAAGGGCTAGCGGGACACTTCCCCCTAGTTACTAGGACTAGGTGAGGTGTTTGATGGCTCGTTCTTATAATTCTGTTGGTGCAGGGGAAACCCCGAAGCTCGGTGGGTCTGACTGCTGTGATGTTGCTGGCCCTGGTGGCAGCGGCCAGCACACTCGAGGCGTGAAGATTGTGACCGACCTTCCGTCGGTTGCTCGACCAGGCGCCCAGCAGGGCGGTATGCGTGGTGGCGGCGAAGCTCCGAAGGTTGCTCGCCCTGGTGGCGCTCAAGGCGCCCACAAGAGCGGCACCGTGAATTCCTCCAAGTACGAGTCGCCTGACTGATTGTGTCCTGCGACCGCCCCTATGAGGAGTGCGTCTCTATGGCGCACCCGTGCTTCGGCCACAAGATGCGGTTCTGGCGTGAGGACGGCATTCCTGGCATTGCTTTGCCCGACCACAACGAGTGGACGGGTCCGACGGTTCGCGAGCGCGCTGCTGAGATTGTTGCCAACGCGAAACGTGATGGCCGTGACATTGAGTATGTAGGAAGGGCCACGCTGATCTAGATGGCAAAGATGAGCGCCGCCGACAAGTTGAAGCGTTACCGCCAGCGTGTGAAGTTCGCACAGCGGTGGCGTCGAGAAGAGGGCTATGACGACACTTGGCGTCGTATGGTCGACTTGTACAAGGGCAAGCATTTCCCTGCGACGTTTGATGACGAGGATCGCATTGCGATCAACGTGGCGTTTTCCACGATCAACATCATTTTCCCGTCGATCACGATCAATCACCCGAAGATTGAGATTTACGCGAACAAGCCAGAGGACGAGGACCGCGCTGTCATTAGCGAAGCGGTCGTCAATTACTGGTGGAAGCACTACGACTTTCGGACGCCGTTCCGTCATGCCACCAAAGATTCGCTGATCATCGGTCACGGCTGGGTGAAGACGGGTTACCGCTTTGCCGAGAAGGAACAGCCGAAGTCTGCTGATGAGCTGGCAATCGAGTTCAGCCAGATGGCCGACGAGGCCGACACTTATGCTGCCACGAACCCCGATATCGCCCATGAGCTTCCTACTGATGAGGAGATTGAGGCGAACCTTGAGGAAACCAAGGTTGTGGTTGTGGAGGATCGGCCGTTCATTGAGCGCATCAGCCCGTTCGATATGTTTGTTGACCCCGAGGCAACGTGCATGGACGATGCGACTTGGATTGCCCAGCGCATCATCCGCCCGATTGAAGAGGTCAAGTCCGACAAGCGGTATCGCCAGTCGACTCGACGCAAGGTCACTGCTGATGCGGTGGTGCGGGCTGACTGGATGTCGCCTGAGGAGCGCAAAAAGCGTGACGGCGACGTTGACCGTGTCACGGTTTGGGAGTTCTACGACCTGAAGGCGAACACGATCTGCGTGTTCACCGACGGCGATTCCGATTACCTGGTTGAACCCCGTGAGATTCCGTTTTCGTTTGGTCACCCGTTTGAGCTGATCAGCAACTACGAGATCCCCGACAGCTTTTACCCGTTGGGCGACCTTGAGATGATTGAGGCTGTCCAGCAGGAGCTGAACAAGACCCGCAGCCAGATGATGAACCATCGCAAGAAGTACGGGCGCAAGTACTTGTTCCGTTCTTCCGCCCTCAGCCCCGAGGGTCGCGAGGGGTTGGAGTCGAACTACGACAACATCGCTATTGAGGTTGTTGACGACAACATTCCTTTGCAGGACATCATCATGCCTGTCCCGATCACTCCCATGTCCAGCGATCTGTACCAGTACTCGGACATTGTCGAAGGCGACATCGCCCAGATCAGCGGTGTGAATGAGTACCAGCGGGGCGGTGCGTCAGAGATGAAACGCACTGCCACCGAGGCGGCAATGGTTCAGGACGCTGCGAACGCACGGTCTGCGGACAAGTTGGCGATCATTGAGGTCGCCATTGGTCGCATTGCGAACAAGGTGTTGAAGCTCGCCCAGCAGTACATGACGGGGGAGCAGGTTGCCCGTGTTGTCGGGGCGGACTCAAAGCAGCTGTGGGTTCCGTTTGATTTTGAGGACATCAAGGGTGATTTTGATTTCACCGTTGAGGGTGGTTCCACGCAGCCGCAGAACGAAACGGCTCGCCGCCAGCAGGCAATTGCAATGATGAACTCAATGGGGCCGATGATTGGTTCGGTCATTGACCCGATGGCGATTGCAAAGCACGTTTTGCAGTTTGGTTTTGGGGTGAAGAACCCTGGCAAGTTCTTGATGCAGCAGCCGCCGATGCCGCCTGGTGCGCCACCCCAAGGTGGCCCGTCGGCGCAACCGCCAATGGGTGGACCGCCTCCCGCAATGTCTGGTCCGCAAATGCCTCCAGGTCAGGGTGTTGATGCCCCGCAGATGGATCCGAACCAGCTCTTGCTAGCCCAGCAGCAGGGTGGCATGGACCCGATGGCTGGTTTGTCGCAGCCTGGTCAGGGTGGAATCCCGCCGGCATTGTTGCGTCAACTGCAAGGACAGATGGGACTTCAGTAATGGCGATCTCTGACTATCTGTTTTCAAAGTTTCGTGACGGCAATCTGCATAATCGTCATCGAGTGTTGGGCCTAAAAGGTAACGATTCTTTGGTGGCGTATTACAAGGGAAAATTGGGTTCAACGGTCACTGGATCGTTGAATGACCTGATGGACAGGTACTGGAAAAGCTATGTGAGAACAGGTTCACAGACAACCGTTCAGGGACAATCAGTTGGTGATCCTGAGCTTGTGAACACTGTTGCGCCGTTGGGAAGTACAACTTCACTGATTGGCATAACTCGCGTAATCGGAGCAAACGAATCTGCTGTGGTCAACTACGTCTACCAAGACATTGGTTGGAGAGTGAGTGACCTTGAGTACTCGCTAGATGGCGGGGCTTCGTGGTCCTTGGTCCCAACAAAGCCGTTTACGACATCGTTTACAGCCACGGTTGCTCCGACATCTCGAACGACCACGATCACTGGTTTGACGAACGGCGAGTTGTACTCAATTTCGTTACGAGCAGTTGATTTCTACAATCAAACAGAATCGTTTGTCCCTGCTGCAGCCCCAATGCCAGTGCGACCAAACGTGTCAGCCGTTCCTGATGCCCCAACAAACTTGACGGTCACTAAAACCCAGACAACAGCAACAGTCGGGTTTGATCTGCCTGCTTCTGGGACATCGGCAATCACGAACTACCAGTACTCGTTGAACGACGGCACGACCTGGTCAAATGTTGCTTCATTCAACCTGTACGGTGCCACTGTTTCTGGCCTGACGGCGGGGACCACATATTCAATAAGTATTCGTGCGGTGAATGCTGTTGGTAGCGGAACAGCTAGTTCCTCAATCAGCGTGACAACGAATGGAACGTCAGCGGCGTCGACTCCAGCATTCCGTTCAGCCACCTACGCCACATCTACCGCAGGCTCGATCACGACCAGCATTCCAACTGAAACTGTTTCTGGTGACATTCTTGTATTGGCTTTTTGGTTGGAATACGACGGGAAAAACGGTGGCTCACCAGGGACCACCCCATCTGGTTGGACTCAACGCTTATACGTCGATGGTCCTACGGGGAACTACAACGCTTACACGTTTGCGGTTTACACAAAGACTGCTGAGGCTTCAGAGCCTTCTGCGGTGTTGTCGGGTGGAAGCAACTGGCGCAGTGGTATGACGGCAATGATTTCTGTGTCTGGCGCCACCAGCGTGGACGCCGTTGGTTCTGTTGGCAGCGGACTTGTGGCCCCGTCGATCACAACGACCTCAGCCACTGATCTCCTGGTTGGCATTTGGGGTGTTGCTGGAGGTAATTCAGGTACATCTGAAATCACTTTGCCCGCTTCAATGGCGGTTAGTTCACAGCAGATCTATTCATCCGTTGCCCAGTGGGAATTAGGTGTTGCTACGCAAACATTGAGCGCATCTGGGGCAACGGGAACACGGATAGCAACTGAAACAAATGGTGGTTCATTTTTGTACACGGGAACAAATAATCAGAACAGTGTTTTGCTGGCGATCAAGTGATGCGTTACATCGTGTGCGGTCCTCATCGAACTGGAACTTCCGCAATTATGCGAGCGGTGATTGAAGCATCATCAATCCCTGGACACATCGATCCAGCAATCGACAACCTGATTAGAAACCGTGAGCTTGATGCGACGTATGACCCCAACCCGTGGGGCTATTTTTCGCATCACACAATGTGTTCACCAATCGCACAATGGGTGGGAAACACGCCCATTGGCAGCGTGATGAAAGCTGCGCCTGAAGCGTTTTGTTTGAACGCTGGTGGCGAAATGCTGTCAGTCGTTCTGACTTCTCGAAACCCCGATGAGATGGAAGCCTCATATAGACGTTCGTTTGGGGAACCGTCATTGTTTGACCAAGATCTCCTACTTGCCAAGGTGCAAAAGGTTTTGTCGCTGGCGGAGAATGTGACGTTGACGGAACTTGATTTTGCGGATCTAGTGGGCAATCCCACGGGTTCGTTTCAGGCGTTGGCTAATGCTGGCTGGCCGATCGACGTTGATGTCGCAGCCGCAACTATTGATCAGTCTTTGTACCGCAACCGATAACGGGACACTTTGTACCTGTCTTATAGGGAACAATCTGCGATCGTCGCAGGACTCCTTGAGGGGCAATGAGCGTTATCAGTGCCAACACCGACTATTCGGTGAACGTAGATGCAACACCAGTCAGCGACGGACTGGGTGACTCAAGTTACGAGTCGACCAGCACCCCGACCGAAACTTTCGATGCGTCTTATGGTGACACGACGGAATCGACACCCGTTGAAGCTCTATTTGAGCATGACGGTCGGTCGATCACCCTGGATGAAGCCCGAAGTGGATATCTCCGCCAGTCTGATTACACCAAGAAGACTCAAGAGCTATCCGAGATGCGGTCTCGACTTGCAGAAGCTGAAGCGATCACAGAAGCGCTTCGAGCAGACCCGATTTCAACGCTGAATGCTCTTAGCCAAGCGTTCAATGTGGGTCTTCAGGCTCAGGCTCCACCCGACATTTATGCGGACATGGACCCTGAGATGGCTCGAATCACGATGTTGGAGCAGAAGATTGCTGCACAGGAGCAGGCCGCATTGCAGGCATCTATTGACGCCGAGATCGGTGGGCTGCATTCGCAGTTCGGTGATTTCAACGATCAAGAATTGTTTGCACACGCCATTCGGGGCGGGTTTCCGAACCTACGGGCGGCGTATGCGGACATGAACTTTGGTCAGCTGCAATCGCAGTTGGGCGAGCTTCAGCGTAGGCAACAGGAAGAAGCATCCCGTATGGCAGCGAAGCGTGATGCTTCGGTTGTGCATGGGGGTGCCAGGGCCGGCGGCACTGTCACCAGCTCTAACCCTGAGGCGTATGGGTCGATTCGTGATGCGTTTCTAGCTGCCAAGAAAGCATTCGGCGTCGTCTGACGCACCTTCCCCCTTAGGAGGCCTTCATGGCTGGAACAATGGCATCTAGTACTTACGATTCAATTCTGAGTACGACACTCGCGAACCACATGCCGAAGCTCGTTGACAACGTGTTTTCGGCTCGACCGCTGATCTACTTCCTTAAGGAAGGTGGTCAGATCCGCCAGATTGGCGGCGGTTCCAAGATCGTGATCCCGATCCTGAATGGTCTGAACTCGACGGCTCGTTCGTATGGTTCGTACGATTCCATCGACATCACCGCTCAGAGCGGCATCACCGCTGCCGAGTACAAGTGGAAGCAGTTCGCTGCAACCATTGCCATCTCGGGCCTGGAGGAAGCGCAGAATAACTCGGACCAGGAGATCATCGATCTTCTCGAGGCCAAGACGATGCAGGCCGAGGAGTCAATCTCTGAGTCGCTGGACAAGATGTTCATCACCAGTGATGTGACTGCTGCTGGTCTGACTGGTGGCTACGCCATCAGCGGGTCTTATCCGTCGTACACTTACACGGCATCAAGTACGGCCGACAAGGATTTCCTTGGTCTGGCTGCTCTGGTGAAGAACACCACCGCCAAGGTTGGTGGTATCACCCCGTCGGCAGATACTTACTGGAAGTCGTCTGTCAACACGACTGCCGCCGCCCTGTCGATTACATCGATGAACACCCTGTTCAACACGGTGTCAGTTGGTAATGACCAGCCGAACATGATTCTCACCTCACAGAAGCAGTACGAGAATTACGAGAACCTTCTGGTGGGCAACCTTCGATACACCGACACCAAGACGGCTGATGCGGGCTTCCTGAACCTTCTGTTCAAGGGAACTCCGATGTGTTTCGACAAGTACGTTCCCGACGCCGAGATGTACTTCCTCAACACCAAGTACCTGCGTCTGGTCGGTCACTCGGAGAACTGGTTCAAACCGACCCCGTTCGTGCGTCCGAACAACCAGGACGCCAGGTTCGCTCAGATCGTGTGTTACGGCGAGCTGACCATCTCCAACCGCGCCCGTCAGGGTTGCTTCACCGCACTCACCTGAGTCGGGTTCATCAGTCTGGTTCGGGGCGGGGGTTTCGGCCCCCGCCCCGTTTCAGTTTCACCATCAATTCCCCTAGGAGCGCAATGAGGGCATCACAGATTTCGTACAGCGCAGGCGCTCGTCTAGCCGATGGTGGTTCGCCCGCATCAACCCAGTTGCACGCTGGCAATCCACGCCAACTGGAGTGGGGTTTGGACCCATCGTTTTGCTCTCACACCAAAGCGGATGGGTCCCAGTGCGGCGCACGGCCCGCAAAGAACACACCGCTGTGCATGGGTCATCTTCGAGCTTCTAAGGCTGACTGATGGGTTACAGCTTGCAGGACATCCGTGACTATGTGTGGATGCATCTTGATTTGGACGACACCGAGCTGCCGCATGAACTGATCGATGTGTGGTGTCGTGAAGCATCGGTGAAGATCGCCAACGCAAAAGCCGTGTGGCCGTTCTTCGAGCAGGACTGGGAGTTGACGACGGTGGTGGGGCAACGGGATTACCCGTTTTCCTCTTTCACACCAGAGGTAGACGAGATCACTTCTGTGTTGGGCAACCAGCGGCGTTTGGCGTGGATCGGTAGAGATGAAGCAGAGCGTCGCTATTTGCCCGCAACGGTCAACGCTGGCATACCCGTGTTTTTCTCAACATGGAATAACACGCTCAGGTTTTACCCGTCATCGGGTGGCGAAGAGGTT